GGCTACTTCGCCCCGAAGATGATCGACGCGAACCAGTTCATGAAGATTCCGCAGGCCTGACGCACGGCAACGCAGAAGGAACAAGGACCTGATCATGGCGACATTCACAGTCATTGAGCACATGAGGCTTGATGACTACGCCATCGTTCAGACCCTTGAGGACACCGAGATCGGGGTCGGGCAGACCATAACGCTGTCCGGCCTCGGTCACGGCCTCAACGGCACCCACACCGTCTTCGCAGTCCCCACGTTCTTGTTCATCGGAGTCGACGACGAAGGCGATCTTCTCTACAACCCGGAGATCATTGTCCCGAATCAACTGCTGTTCTACGACGCAGGCGACGACCTCGAGCGGTCCGCCGCGATCCCCACCGGAACCCTGACGTGGAGCATCAGCTGTACGTGGACCACCTCGGCCCTCGTCACCGAATTCCTCGGCATCTCCGGCGCAACCGCCAACGACACCGCCTACATTGCCACCTGCGTCGCCGCTAGCAACCAATGGTGCTTCCGTCGCCGTCAACAGGCCGGATACTTTGACTCCCCCACCACAGCCCCGGATGCGTCAATCCAACTCGGAGCGACGCTCTATGCTGCGGCCCTATACCGGGAACGTGGCTCAGTGGACTCCTTCCAGTCCTTTGAGACCATGTCGGTCGGAGTGCCCACCCTGACGAACGGTCGGATCCTCCAACTGCTCGGAGTACGCAGGAGTCAGGTGGCATGAGATGGCAGCCACAGGAATGTTCGCGGAAGCGATCACAGCAGTCGCCAACGTCATCACTGCGAAGGGTTACGTTCCCGTCACCGACCCTCGCAACGCGCGACCGCTCACCGTCTTCATCGAGCTGCCTACCTTCAACGCCTTCACCTACAACGTCGGCGACATCACCCTCACGATCCGAGTCTTGGCTCCGCCACCCGGCAACCAAGACGCAGGCGACTACCTCCTCACCGCCATCGACGCTCTCATGAACTCGACATTGGCGATCACCGGAGGGCAACCCACCATCGCACAGATCGGGTCGCAGGAACTACCTGCCTACGACCTGACCGTACGTATCTCCAGCAAACGCAACTAACAGAAGGAGCCAACCATGGCGACAACCACATTCCTGTCCAACGCAACCGTGAACATCACGCAAGGCGCGACGACCTACGACGTGTCCGATCAAGTTCGGTCCGCCACCCTGTCCGTCGGCTACGACTCGCTCGAGGCGACCGCCATGGGCGACACTGGCCGCCGCTTCGTCCAGGGCCTCCAATCTGTGAGCGTCTCGCTCGAGTGCTACCTGTCCTACGGCGGATCCGGCGCCACCTCCGAGATCGAGACCATGTGCGCCGCCCTCGTCGGACAGGGATCCACCACCCTCGTCATCTCCCCCAGCGGAACCACCGAGTCCGCCTCGAACCCGGAGTACACGATCACGAACGCCATGCTCGCCTCCTTCAGCCCGGTCGCCTCGACGGTCGGCGAGCTGGCGATGATCACGCTCGAATTCGTCGGCGGAACTTGGGCGCGCGACATCACCTGATCCGCACACCCGGCTGAGTAGGATTCGCCCATGATCGGAATGACCATCCAAGTCGTGATGAACGACGGCGAGATCCACGAAGCCCCCGTGACCTTCGCGGTCGCCTGCCGTTGGGAGGACCACCACCCCAACCTGTCGTGGTCCAAGTTCCTCGAGGACGTGAAGTTCAAGCCGATGGCCTACCTCGCATGGGAGGCCGTGAAGGCGGCAGGTGTCCCGGTCAAGTTGTTCACCCCATGGCTGGACACCGTCGCCGAGGTCAAGTTCATCCCAAAAGAACGAGCAGGCACCCCGGAGAAGTCACCCGACTGATCGCCACGCTGGCCCTCCGAACCGGCATAGCACCCGGACTCCTGCTCGACACAGAACCATCGGTCGTCAACGAGATGATCCGACAACTAAACGAGCAGGACAAGAAGGCAGAACAGGCGAGACGATGACAGCACAGGTCAAGGGACTAGGCGAGACCCTCCGAGATCTCGGCAAGGTGGAGCCGGAACTCCGCCGTACCCTGAACCGTGAGATCCGCAACGTGGTGAAGCCGCTCGTCACCGACATCAACGCGCGCATCCCATCCACCCCACCCCTGTCCGGCATGGCGCACAACGGACGCACCGGCTGGGCTAATCGCAAAACAGCCGTCATCAAGATCGACGCGCGCCGCCCCCGACGCGACCTCAACGCCACCACAACCGGCAAACCGGTCAACGTGGTCCGCATCGTCACTCGAGGCGCACCGGTCGCCATCGTCGACATGGCAGGCAAAGCCGGCGGCGGAACCTCACGACGCGAACTGAAGTACCAGCGACCCAACTTTGCGTCAGCCCTCAACGCACAACTCGGCACAGCGTCACGGTTCATGTGGCGCGACATCGACAACCGGCTCGGACCTACCATCGCCGAGATGGAGAAGGTCGTCGCCGATGTCGTCCAACAAGCCAACCGGCAACTCATGAAGGTCAGGCTCTAATGGCAATCCAGATCCCCATCATCACCTCGCTCGAGGACTCCGGCATCAAAGCCGCCAAGGCCGCCTTCAACAACTTCAAGCAGGAAGTCGGCAAAGCTGAGGGTGCGATGGGCAAGTTCAAGGCTGGCGGTAAAGCCGCCTTGGACACAGTCAAAGCCAACGCCGCCACGTTCGCCTTCGCCGCTGGAGCGTCCATCGCCACCTTCGCAGGCAAAGCCATCGGAGACTTCCAAGACGTAGCGATCGCCGCCGGAGAACTAGCAGACGCAACGGGCCTGACCGTCGAGGAGGCTTCCCGGCTGGCTGAGGTCGCCGGGGACATCGGCATCGAGACCGGAGTGCTGGAGACCGGCATCGGCAAGATGAACAAGGTTCTCGGCAACTCGCCCGAACTGTTTGAGGAACTGGGCGTACAGGTCGCCTACGCCAAGGACGGCACCGTCGACGCGAACGAGACCTTCCTGAACGTGATCGACCGGCTAAACGGCATCAAGGACCCGGCGGAACGTGCCCGGGTGGCCTCGGAGCTGCTCGGCAAGGGCTGGCAGTCCATGTCCGAGCTGATTGCCGGAGGCTCCGACAAGCTCCGCAAGTCGCTCGACTCGGTCTCTGACGCGAAGGTCATTGACCAGAAGGAACTGGACAAGGCTCGCAAGTTCCGCGAGAACATGGACCAACTGAAGGACGGCTTTGAGGACTTTGCGATCGCACTCGGCGAGAACCTTGTACCTATCCTCGGCAAAGCCGTGGAACTGCTCGCCGACATCACTGGCGCAGTCAATAAAGTCATCGACTTCAAGCCAGCCGGAGACGTAATTGAGAAGATCACCCCCGGCCTCAAAGACCAAGCCGAACAGTTACAGAAGCTCCACGACGGCTGGACCGGCTACACCGACGCGCGCCTCGCAGCCGCCGAACAAGACCGCTACGTCATTGAGGGCCTACAGGACACCGAGGATGCCATCTATGAGCTGAACATCGGCTGGCAACGCCTTCTCGACACGCTGGATACGCAGGACGCGATCAACGAGGCGCGCGAGGCCGTCGAGGAGCTGAAGACCGCCGCCGCCGAAGCCTTCGCCGACCCGTCCAAGGTCGCCGCCTACGAGGAAGCCGTCGCCAACGTCATCCGCGAGATCGCCCTGCTCGCTGAGACGATCAACCTGTCCAACCAAGACCAGAACCAGCTCCTCGTGCTGGTCAACACCGGGCAACTGGAACGCGCCGTCGCCCTTCTCGCCATCATCAAGACCGGGTCGGCTCGAGGGATGAACGTGTCGGTCGGTCAGGCCGTCCAATCGGTCATGGAGAACGAAGCCTTCCTCGGCACCCTCGGAATCCCCGGACGCGCGATGGGTGGCCCGGTGTCCGCCGGAACGTATCTGGTCGGCGAGCGCGGCCCGGAGCTGCTTACCCTCGGCTCCGGACAGTCCGGGTACGTCACCCCTAACTCGGCTCTCGGCGGCAACACGATCAACGTGACCGTCACGTCAGCCGACCCGGACGCAGTAGTAGCCGCACTCCAAAAATGGGTGAGGAATAACGGTGCCGTCGCACTCGCCACCACCTCCGGAGTCAGATTCTGATGGCCTTCGATCTGGCGTGGACCGTCAAGTACGGCGACATAGGCGGACTTACCGACATCACCAGTTACGTCACCGACTTTGTTGTTGACCTAAACGCCAACATCGGATCAGCAGGCCGAAGCACCTGCCAAATCACGATCAACAACAACGGCGGACAATTCACCCCAAACGGTTCCGGCACCTATGCGTCAGTCAACTGGTTTAAGCAAGCCGTCGTGATCTCATGTACCGGCGCAGGGCTCACCGAGTCCGTGTTTGTCGGTCTTATTCAAGACTTCGAGATCGTCCAAGTATCACCCAAACAGTCCGTGGTCAGCATCCGAGGCCTTGACTTCCTCTCGATCGCTGGTCGGTCGTCCAACCAACTAACCGAGACAGGCGGCGGCTTCAATCTAAGACTTAACGAATTCATTGACTCGTTCTTTAATCCGTCGTACTTCTACGCGCAGACATCCGCGACCCCCACGATGGGATCGACCACCTCGCTCAATTCGCGGACAACGAGCACGATGGTCACCAATACCGTGACCTCCTTACTAACCTTCGGACTCACACAGGGCACCCTCGGAGATTGGCTGAACAATCAAGGGCTACCGACCGCTCCCGGCACCGCCTACGCAACCGACTACACGATCACCTCCGACCGCTGGTTCTGGAAGTACGACACAATTGACTCAACCCTCAACAGAACCACCCGGGCCTACACGACCACCATGGTCGACGGCTCGTCAGCCCTCACCACCGGGCAAGTCCCGTTTGACCAGATCAACGTGGGATTCCAACAGGACGAATTAACGAACCAGTGTTACGCCAACCCGTCGTATGTATTCAGCGCAATAGCACCAGTGACCTCAACTAACACCACGTCACAAAACCAATACGGCGTACGCGCCAGATCGTACGCAACCTGTATTCCGTCGTTCAATTACAACGCCACCATTTACTTGAACCAGTTTATGAATACGGTCGCCAACTTCTGGGCCAACCGGTACGGCACCGTCCGCTACATCCCCGACCGCATCACAACCAGTTACAAACTGCTTCGAGCACGAGCAGTCGACGACGGCGCAGCACTCCAAGCCTTCATCCGTCTACTGTCGTCCGGCAGCGCCGTCTGGAACCGGCAGGCGATCACCTACAAGGGTGCCGGGATGGCTTCATCGGCGACGTTCCAAACGGTCAACACAGGCCGCCGAATCTACGCCACCCCGTCCGACACTCGAATAGAATTGACGTTAGTGGCAGGTGCCGACAATCAGTCATTCGAGTTAGATTCATCCACCTACGGCGTATTAGACACCAACAGATTGGCGTAACCATGACTTACCCCTCATTCGCATCAGGTGACGTGTTGACGGCGGCGGACATGAATGCTGTCGGCTTGTGGCTCGTCAAGACGCAGACCATCGGCAGCGCAGTCGCCTCGGTCAACGTCACCGGGGCCTTCTCAAGCACATACGACAACTACCGCATTATGGTCAACATTGACGCAATCACCGCAGGCGGCCCTTACGTCACCCTCCAACTCGGAGCCACGACGACCGGCTACTACTACGGCGCCGCCGCCGTCGTCTATTCCACAGCAGGATTCTCAGGCCTCGTCTCCAACAACCAAGCATCATTCAACCGGCTCGGCCCGGCCAACTCCGGATCCGGTGGCTCCCTCATTATCGACGTACTCAACCCGAACCGCGCCTACCGCACAGTCATCTCATCCAGTTACGCAGACTTCAACACCGCAGGCTCCGCCGGGTATGGATCA